CCAGAGTAGTACGCTGGACAGCAATACGTTTGGACTCATTGATTACATTGACCGCCTCGCAGAGAGCCGCAGCGGCGTGTCCTCCACCTCTATCGGCCTCGACCCCAATGCCCTGCGTAGCAACGTAGCTGCATCCAGCGTCAACGCTGTTATGACAGCCGCTATGCAGAAGCGTGACCTGATGGCGCGTATCATTGCAGAAACCTTCTTCAAGGATTTGTTTGTGGGCCTCCACGGCCTCATCAAGCGACACCAGAAAGAAGCGGACTATGTGCGCTTAAGGAACACGTTTGTCGTGGTAGACCCAACCTCATGGAAAGATCGTGCGGACGCGATTGTGTCCGTGGGCTTGGGGAATGGGAGCAAAGACAGCCAAGTGGCTACCTATATGCAAATGGCGAACCTGTTACAGATGGCTGGCGCAGCTGCCCCGCAGCTTATTGGCCCCGATAACATTTACAACTTCGTCATGGAAGGCTTTAAAATCGCGGGTTGGAAAAATGGATCCAAGTTCATTACCGACCCAAACACAGTAGAGCCACCCGAGCCAGAGCCTGACCCAAAACTTGTCATTGCTCAAATGAAGGCACAACTGGATCAAGCCAAACTCCAGGAAACACAGCGCAACAACCTTAAGAAAGAAGAAATTGCTGAGGCGGAGCTTGTACGTAAAACGATGGAGGATGAGCAGCAGTTCGCCATTGATATGGCAGAGCTTGGCTTAGAATCTAAACAAGGACGGGCTGTGGGGATTGGTAACTAATGTTTAGCATCTTTAGGAAACAGATCAACACGCCCGACCCTCAGCTAGTTACACGCGGGGGGCACGCAGCTACGCTGCTCCGTGATGCCACCTTCCATGAGTGTATGGAAGGACTTGAGCAGGACATTTGGAAGCAGTTTTTGGATACGGCTGCGAACAGCTACGAGGATAGAGAGGTGTTATACCAACACATCACCGCTCTGCGGAACATTAAAGAGCGGCTAGAGCAATGGGTAGCACAGGGCAAGCTGGCCGATAGACAATTAAAAACGAGGAAAAAGTAGAATGTCATCCTTCCATGCGGAAACCACATTAACGTCAGCCACTTCCCGCGAAGTGGATGTATCAGGCATTTGCCTCTGGAGTGTCGCACTGGTCTTTACTGGCACAGCTACAGCCAAGATAGAGGCTAATGTGGGTGGGGCCGCATGGACTGAGATTATAGCTTCCACTTCCAGCGACAGTCTGTTTACGTATGACTATGCTGTGCGAAAGCTACGGATTACGTGTTCTGCGTATACGAGTGGTAACGTGTCCCTCTATTTTAACGGGGTTGGGAGGTCTGGTACATGACGGACATATCGGCCACCATCACCACCACAGGCACCTATGAGTATAATACTGCGGGGTTAGCGTATAACACGATTTACGTGGAGCTTTCCAACACAGCCACCTACCACGTAGAAGTGGGAAATGGAGGGGCGTGGTTCGCCCATCCAGAAGGATCAAATCCCGCTAGTGCGTCAGGCTCGCGTCAATCGGCCTACTGTTTCGATAAAATGCGGGTACGAGTAACTGCCCTCAATGGCACAATCGGGGTATATTTTAGCGGAGCACACGTTTAAGTAACACAGCCCCGCAGGATGCGGGGGACATTTCACCCACAACACGGAGAACACCATGAGCGACCAAACGAGCAACCCCAATTCCGGGGACTCCTCTTTGTCACTTGACCAGGCGGCAACTGCCATCGAAAAACTGCTTTCCCCAAAGGAGTCGAAAGACCAACCCAAAGAGAAAGTACGTGAGAAAGTTGTATCTGAGGTAGAGCCAACTGAAGTTGTAGAGGACGCTGAGGAGGACTCGCAAGAGCAACCCACCGAAGTAGCTCCAGAAGCAACGGAGGACGCAGACGATGATGAATTCCTCTTCGGGGAGGAGAAAGTCAAAGCCGCACAACTTAAAGAGTGGCGGGAGAACGGTTTACGTCAACAGGACTACACGAAGAAAACACAGGAGTTAGCTAACGCTCGTAAAGAGTGGGAGTCACAGAAAGCGAAGGAAGAAGCTGAGTTTCGCGCTCAGTGGACAGAGCGACTGGCCCACTATGGCGATATAGCCATTAACGAGTTAAAGCCTTTTGAGGGGATGGACTGGGACAAACTTCGTCAAGAAGACCCCTACCAATACCAAATACAATGGGCTGACTACCAGAGAGCAGAACGCCGCGCTCTGAAAGCCCGTGAGGATATTCAAAAGGCATTGGTGGAGGAAACAGGTAAGCAGGAGCAGGCTCGCGCCCAACTCTTGCAGCAACAGGCCAATGAGGCCAAGAAGTTGCTCCCTGACTTAGCTGACCCTGTGAAAGCAGAAGCATTGATAGGAAAAATGACTACTTACCTGAAGGGTGAGGGTTTTAGTCCAGAGGAAATGTCGTCCATTACGGATGCCAAGGCTCTGAAAGTTATTCACGATGCTATGCTATACCGCCAGCTTAAGAGCGGCGCAAAGGATGCTACCAGCAAGAAAGTTGTTGCAGTATCCAAAGTGGTGAAACCCGGCTCACCGCAAACGGCTCGGGAGAACCGTTCTGAACGCTCCTCTAAGGAGATTGGAACACTCTCGAATAAATTAAGACAATCAGGAAGTCTGCGCGATGCCGCGACCCTGATTAGTAAATTGAGGTAACAAAACATGGGACAACCTACTAACACATACGACCATTACGACATTGGCACCGCCGGTGGCTTGCGCGAAGATTTGCGTGACGTGATTTATAACATTTCCCCCACCGAAACCCCCTTCGTGCAAAACTGCTCTGTTGGCTCCGCCAAGCAAGCATATCACGAGTGGACTATTGACTCTCTGGCTAACGCAGCCGCTAACAGTAACATTGACGGTGATGACGCATCTGGCGACTCACAAACCGCCACTGTACGCCGTGGTAACTACTGTCAGATTCTTGACAAAGTAATCGTGGTTGCTGATTCTGTTGAAGCAATGGATCGGGCGGGCCGCGATAGCGAAATGGCCTACCTTACTGCCAAAGCCGGTAAAGAGTTGAAGCGTGACCTGGAGTATAACCTGGTGGGCCTGAACCAAGCTCGTGCTGCTGGTAACAACAGCACCTCACGTAAGTTTGGCTCCCTGACCACTTGGATTGCCACCAACGACCAGATCATTGGTACTGGCTCTCCTGCTGGCGCAAGCCCCACTGGCGATGGTACGGACGCTCGTACTGATGCTGGTACGCAAGCAGCCCTGACGGAAACCTACTTGAACAACGCCATTACTGCGGCGTGGGAACAAGGTGGTAGCCCTAACATGATTATGGTGGGTTCTTTCAACAAGAAGAAAATCACCGCGTTTGTGGGTAATGCAACCAAGTACAAAGACGTTCAAGACCGCAAGGTTATTAACGCCGTGGACTTGTACGTTAGCGATTTCGGTGAGCTGACCGTGGTTCCTAACCGTTTCCAACGTGCCCGTGATGTTTGGGTGTTGGATATGGATATGTTTGAACTGGCGTACCTGCCGGGTCGTTCTTTCAAGGTGAATGAGCTGGCTAAAACTGGTGATGCCACCAAGAAGCAAATGCTGATTGACGTAACTCTCGTTTCCAAACAAGAGAAAGCGTCTGCTGGCGTGTTCGATTGCACTACCGCTTGATAGTGTCACTCTCCCATTAGGGGATTAGGGGGGAGGGGCTACCGGCCCCTCCTTTCCGTTTTACTCGGAGGGCCTATGGAAGGCGAATTGCAGCAACGCTGGATACAGCGTGACGAGGGCTTCACCATTGAAACATTCCAGGATGTTTCAAGCTACCTACGCGCTAATGAGCGTATGTACGCAGAAAACCAAACCAATAAAAACTCCTCCAGTTGGAAGAAAGACACAGCTATGGGCTGGCAGAAGGCCAGTATACCAGAGGTGGTTGTCCACCAGTGGATGAAGGAGTACCAAGGCAAGCGGAACCTACCGCTTCCTCCCAAGCTCCACGACCCAGAATTTAAACTGTTCATGTATAAGAAAATACGTGACCCACATTACCGCAAGCTGCGGGTAGACGGAAGGACTGATTAATGGCAACTGACTACTCCACCTTCAAGACAGCCGTAAACTTCTACTCTGATAGGGGTGATACAGCGAGTACAACCCATGATATGTTTTTTAGGTTGGCTTGCGAAAAGTTAAACAACCAAATGCGTGTCCCAGAAATGGTAGACACGCTTTCTCTTGACGGGACGGACTTTCCGTACATAGACACTACTAGGGACATTCTAGACATTGTGTCAGTCCACATCACTCGTGGCAGCAACACATCATCCCTGGAGTATGTGTCCCCGGACAAGGCTGCTGCTATACAAGCGGCGGGAACGGGCAATACGCCCCGCTATTTCACCACCAAGGGAAACATTATTGAGCTGGCTCCTGAGCCAGCCTCCACGGATGCCATTGAAGTAGTCTATTACTTACGGCAAGAGTCTGTACTTAATGACGGGGGCACCAACGCCTTTGTGTCTTACTATGAATCAGCTACGCTCTATCTGGTGTTGGCTGAGCTTTATCGCTCCCTGCATGACAGTGTACGCTCTGCCGAGTACGGCACTATGGCGCAGGCTCTCATTGACGAGGCCAACCTGTTTGCTTGGCAACGCCGCTACCCAGCACGACTCTCTATTAAAAACATATAAGGGCTAACACATGGGCTTAGAATCCACCACGTACATAGATGGTTTAGTAATCACTAACCCCGCTGGAAGTGATCCGAAGTCCCAAGGGGACGACCATATCCGCTTGCTGAAAAGCGCCATCAAGTCCACGTTCCCCAACGTGACAGGTGCTGTCACCCCCACCCATACGGAGTTGAACTACGTAGACGGTGTTACGTCTGCCATACAGACGCAGCTCGATACTCTGGATACCGGCAAGCTGGATGATAACGTGTCTGTTACAGAGCGTGTACTAGGACGTAACACAGCAGGAGCCGGGGCTGTCGAAGAAGTAACAGTTTCCCAACTTCTCGACTGGGCTGTAGGCACTCCCGCACAGGGGGACATTCTTTACAGAGGGGCTGCGAACTGGACTCTGCTACCGGCGGGTACTTCTGGCCAATACTTAAAGACACAAGGCTCCGGCGCAAACCCAACATGGTCTACCGCCGGTCTTATGACAAACGTAGTCCGGGGGCAATCCGTCGGTACGGGCACCACGTACTCTGTCACCACTATAAGCGGTGCGGAGAGGGTGGAGATGGCCCTAAACGGTATCAGCTTTTCTGGCACCGACTACCTCCGGATGCAGCTTGGAGTTTCAGGCCCGACATACATCACCACAGGATATGTGGGGCGGCGGCTGCTAAACGATGAGGCAAACGCGTCAAGTTGGTCTAGTTACGCCGAAATTAACTTCGCCCCACCCCCTAGTGATGTTATCCACGGTATAATAACGCTTGTTCATTGTGGGAGTAATGTTTGGCATATTAGTGGGCAAGTGTCTACAGCAGCCTCCGCAAACATAAATTCTTTCGGGGGGTATGTCACCCTAAGTGGTGCCCTAACAGCCGTACAGCTCTCTGGCTCTGGCGGGGGCGCCTTCGATGCTGGCACCTGCACCATCAACCAGTTCGGTTAATCTATGCCCCAGCAATGGAACAGCGGCCCCTGCTTTGGGGTTGTAACAGACATGTCACCCCACGAGCTTCCTCCAGGTAAATGGTCGGACGGCTTGAATGTCCGTTTCCAGAATGACCGGACAGCTTCCCGTACTGGCCATTCAGAGGTGTTCCGCACCTTCAGTGCTGCCATACAAGACACCTCCCCCGCTAATACAGGTACAGGCACGCTTCCCTCCGTCACCACGGGTGAAGCTGCCGTAGCTGAAGTTATCACTGTTACGTGTACAGGAGCAGCCGCTAACAGCGGTACGTTCTCCGTAACTGGCTCAGTGACGGGCTCAATGGGCAACGCTACAGTGGGAACACAATTTGTGTCCCCACAGGTATCCTTCACCATCACAGACGGTGGTGTAGACTTCATTGTAGGCGATAACTTTGTTATCACCCTGACAGAAGTTAGTCCTGCTGCTACGCCCTATTATGCTATCCCTTGGTCTACTGCAACAGCAGACTATTGGGTGTGGACTAGCAACACAGCGGCCTATAGATGGGACGGCACACAGCATGAAGTGGTGACACGCACCTCGGGGGGGGCCTACACAGCCACGGAAGCCGTCCAATGGACAGGCTGCGTGAGTGGTGACGTTGTCATCCTGAATAACAGCGTAGACCTGCCACAGTACATGGGCACATCTGGCACTGACTTCGAGAACTTCCCCACAGGGGGTAGCGATTGGCCTTCTGCGCTCCGCTGTAAGAGTATTAGGTCGTATAAGAACTATCTAGTAGCTATTAACCTCACTGAGGGGGCCTCTAGCCGTCCCCAGAACGTCCGCTGGAGTACGGCAGCAGACCCGGGCTCCTTGCCTATGTGGGACATTACAGACCCCACACTGGAAGCCGGTGAGAGTGCTTTGGCAGAGAGTGACGGGGCGGTTGTTGACGGACTTAGCTTAGGCGATAGCTTTATCATATACAAGGAGGATAGCGTATACGGTATGCAGCTTGTAGGCGGCCAGTTCGTTATGAACTTCTACAGCATTTTCCCCGACGATGGCATCATGTCGCAGAACTGCGTAGCTGCCTTTCAGGGGCAGCATTTCGTTGTTAGTCCCTCTGATGTGTACGTCCACAACGGAAGTACCAAAAAGTCTGTGGTGAGTGGTACGGTGAGGGAAGCCCTGTTTAATGACATTAACATGGACTATTCTAACCGGGCCTTCTGTGTGGCTGATCCACGCCACCGGGAAGTGCTGTTCTGCTACGTTCCCACCAGCTCCACTGTCACATTGCCCACGAGGGCCTTCGTGTGGAACTGGGAGAACGGGGCGGTAAGTGTCCGCGACCTCCCTACCACAGCATATTGCTCCTTCGGAAAGATTACACGCAGCTCCACGGCCTCTGTGTGGGATTCCGACAGCGGCCTGTGGGATAGCGACTTCGCCACTTGGTCAGACGCATCCAACAGCACACCAGTAGGCCGTCTAGTTATTCTAGACACAGCCAACAGTAAGTTCTACGCTGAAGGCGACTACGACACAGACGATGGCACGAACTTCTCCTCCTACGTACAGAGAACAGGCATTGAGGCAGGTGACGGAAGCGTTATTAAGTACGTTAGCCGCATTTATCCCAAGGCGGCTGGCACTGGAAGCCTGTACTTCTATGTAGGAGCCTCCGACTCCCCAAACGGCACTTACGCATGGGAAGGCCCCTACACATACACCATTGGCACCTCGCGCAAGATTGATTGTCGGGTGTCAGGCAGGTATTTGGGCATCATAGCAGGCTCCACAACTGGAGGCTTATGGCAGCTCTCCTCGTACATTATAGAGGGTGAGGGTGTGGGCGACGGGAGAAGTGCCTAATGGGCGCACCCCGCTTATACGTCCCACAACGTCCACAACAGACCGGGGACACCCAGCAATTAGCTAGATTCCTGTTTGAGGAACTGAGCCGCATCGCCATGTCATTTGACAGTATGCGGAACAACCTCACAATGGATGAGCTTCACGTAGAACCTGAGAAACCAATCGAAGGTTTGTATGTCAAAGCAGATGGCACCAACTGGAATCCAGGGAATGGTGCTGGCCCTTACATGAGGGTCAGTGGGGCATGGGTGCCCATGTTTGACACCAGCGGCGTAGCTCCTAACACGTTTGGCACTATAGCCGTATCCGGCCAGCCTAACGTGGTAGCTGATGCCTCAGCCGATACGCTCACCTTAGCCGCAGGAAGCGGCATAACAATTACAACTAACGCGGGGACTGACACTGTGACTATAGCGGCCACAGTGACGGTGCCGGACTCTATCAACCCCTTCCTCCTGATGGGTGGCTAATGGCAGTAACCTATAAGACACTGGGGCAGAGCGCCCCTAGCGCCACCACCGAAACAGACTTGTATACGGTGCCCGGTGCTACGTCTGCTGTGGTGAGTACTCTCACCATATGCAACCGGGGTGCCTCCGCAGGCACTGTGAGAGTGAATGTATCCGTAGGCGGTGGTGCCACGGCTAACAAGGAGTACCTTTACTACGAGCTGACAGTAGCAGCCTACGACACGTTTGCGGCCACAATGGGCGTCACCCTTGCCGCAACGGACAAGGTAAAAATATACGCCTCCAGCGGCAATTTCTCTTTTAACCTCTTTGGTAGTGAGCATACGTAATGACTCAGTCAGCAGCCGGAGCTAACATTGTTTCCAATATCATCGAGGCGACTCTTGATAACGGCAATCCCATTGAGATTGCTGCTACCGGCGAGGGCCACCTTGAGGTTGCGATACACTCTCCGCGATTACCATTCGGCTCTGTTCATGCGGAGCGTTTGTCACCAGAATTCCAAGTTGACCCCATCTACGGACTGAATACCTCTGAGGTGTTGGCGACCACAGGGAATGCCGCCTCTCCCGCCGGAGCTACCACGGGCACAAACACTGTGACAAACAATATGTTTGTTGCCTCTACTGGCACAACGGCGTACTCATTCGCTACGATGCAAAGCCGTAGGCGTTTGCGCTACCGTCCAGGACAAGGAGTTATAGGTCGCTACACAGCGATGTTTTCAACCCCGGCAGCAAGCTCCATTATGGTTGCTGGTCTTGGTACATCGGAGAGCGGGTATTACTTTGGGTATAATGGCACATCATTTGGTATTCTGCATTCCACTGGCGGGGTGCGCGAGATTCAAACCCTCACCATCACCACGGCATCCACATCCACCAGCAATTACAATGTAGAGTTGAGCGGCACTACCTATAACGTGACCGCCACCAATAACGGCTCAACCACAAAGACGGCGTATGAGATTAGCCAAGGCACATATGCTGGCTGGAGAGCAAGTGCAAGGGGGGCCACTGTAGTATTTGTAGCCGATTCAGTTGGCAACAAGGCGGGGGCATTCTCTCTTGCACAATCCGGTGCCGGCACTCCAGCCGCCGGGACGTATTCTGAAACAAACGCTGGTGTTGCCGCTACTGATACATGGATTCCACAGGCAAGCTGGAATGGGGATAAGTTGGATGGCGCTGGCGCTACTGGTGTGACTCTCGACCCCGCCAAGGGCAACGTGTACCAGATAGGCGTACAGCATTTAGGATTTGGAGCCATTACATTTGCCGTAGAGGTTTGCTCGACAAACCAGAACAATGCTGAGTTTGTCACTGTCCACACGCTGAAAAGCCCCAATAGTAGGACAACCCCAACACTCTCACAGCCCGCCTTTCCTTTTACTATGGCAGCCTATTCAGCCGGAAGCACAACAAACGTATCGGTATCCTCGGGCAGCTTCTCTGGTTTTATCGAGGGTGAGAAGGTTATCATAGGCCCTCGCTCCACTCCGTTTGTGGAAACCAACGGCTATGTAGGCTCAACGGCTGCTACATACTACCCATTGTTTACAGTGCGTAACGACTACGCCCATTCGCACAATGGCAGTCAGTCACGGGCAAACCAGAGTGTTGTATACCCTGTATCCATATCATGCGCCCATGATGATGCTACCCCTGTAACATTTTTCCTAATCAGGAATGCGACACTTAGTGGCACACCAAGCTTTACCAAGTTTAGTTCTGCCTCCTGTATGTATTGGGACACGGCGTCAACAACCTGTAGCTTCTCTGACAATGGTCAAGTGGTGTTTGCATATACGCTTGCTCAGAACGGAGGTGGTGCGTACACCTTTGGCGACCCGTCCCGCATATCCATACAGCCTGGGGAAACACTAACTCTTGCCGCTCGTGCTGTCACCGGCACAGCCACATACGTTAATGCCTCACTTAACACAAGGGAAGATCAATGAGCCACGGCTCTACAAAAGGCGTACCCATTGATACTGATGTGGCGCTGACCGCAAATAGCGATCAGCTTGTTGCCTCGCAGAAGGCCGTCAAGACTTATGTAGACAATGAGTTAGCAGGGCAAACAATTACGGTGGATAACACCAACTGGAGTGGCGTAGACCTTGCTGTTGCCAATGGTGGTACGGGTGCCAGTGATGCGGTGAACGCAAGGACAAACCTTGGGCTTGCTATTGGTGCGGACGTGCAGGCTTACGATGTACAGCTCACATCGCTTGCAGGCTTGTCTTATACAGGGAATGCCAGCAAATATATCAGAGTGAATGCTGGAGAAAGCGGGTTTGAACTGAACACCATTGCTGGTGGTGGTGATGTAGTTGGCCCCTCAGCGTCAGTCGATAACGAGATAGCCTTATTCGATAGCACCACAGGTAAGCTGCTTAAACGCGCTAGCACAACGGGGATATTGAAAGGAACTGCCGGAGTGTTGAGCGCAGCGTCCGCAGGAACAGATTATGTAGCTCCCTCCGGGGCCTTGGGCACCCCCTCAAGCGGTACGCTAACGAACTGTACGGGCCTTCCCATTTCAACCGGCGTGTCTGGATTGGCAGCGGGTGTTGCGGCGTTTCTTGCCACGCCCTCCAGTGCCAACCTTAAAACGGCCATCACTGACGAAACAGGGACAGGTGGAGCCTTGGTGTTCGCAACCGCCCCCACTCTGGCAAACGTCACGCTTGGGGCAGGTACAGCGTCCGCAGGTACAGCCCCGCTGTACCTAACCAGCGGAACCCTACTTACGACAGCGGAGGATGGTGCCATTGAGATGGATGCCGACTGCTTTTACGGCTGTACAGACGCGGGTAATAGGGGCGTCATTCCTGTAGAGCATTTCATTAGGTCAGATGCCACAAGAACATTTACAAGTAACACCACACAACAGGCTATTTGGACAACTCCTGCTGGTGGCGCCCTAACACTCGAAACAGGTACTTACCTTTTCGAGGGTTTAATTGCAATGACTTCGATGAGTGCTACATCGGGTAATGGTAAATTCAGTTTGATTGGTGCTGGCACCGCTACACTTGGTTCTATACTGTGGCAAGCCTACGGTACTGACGCTGCGGCAGAAGGTGTTGCGGCGGCAGTCGGTGGTGGCTGGCACGTTATCGCTACGCAAACAGCTGTGAATATAGCCACGGCAACCACAGGAGCAGCAATCTGCTTTCTTGTTAAAGGCACGTTTGAAGTGACAGCGGGCGGTACAATCATTCCCTCATTCGCACAGACAACAGCAGCAGCAGCCGTTGTGTCTATAGGCTCCTACTTCAAGTGCAATAGGGTGGGAAGCACCAGCGTCACAAGCGTAGGCCAATGGACGTAATGCACCTCATATATGTAGCTCCACCACAGCTCCCTCAAATGTGGGAGCAAGGGGCTAAGGCCCACATAGAGAAGGTGGTGGCCCAAGCCCCAGGATATTCCCTCCAAAGCATCTATGACGAGATAGCAAGTTGTCACCTCCAGCTTTGGCTTGTATTCGCGAATGGCGAACACGTAGCCTCCTTCACCACTTGCGTACAGATATACCCGGAGTGTAAGGAGCTGGAATGTGTCCACCTTGGAGGTGAACGTATGCAGGAATGGGGCGGGTTTGTAACAGAGAAGTTAAAAGAATTTGGTAAGGCCAATGGCTGCGAAGCCTTGATAACAATGGGTAGGAAAGGAACAGAAAGAATGTACAAGCAATGGGGTTTTAATCTAGATGCAGTAAGGCTGCGGCAGGTGATTATATGAGTAAAGCGGGAACAAAAACCAAATCGTCCAGTATGCCCGTGGTGCCCGGTTGGGCACAGACGGGTTTGCAGAACACGTTTAACCAAGCCCAAAACACCTTGGGGCAGAGCTTCGTGGGCAACAACCCACTTGTAGCAGGGGCCAACGAGGATATTACCAATTCCTGGGATATGGCCCGTCAGGCTGCTCAGGGGCAGCAGGGCACCCTTGCGCAGCAGCAGGACATATTTGGCAGCTTGCAGAATTATGGTAATGCTACGCAGGACTCTGTGTTACAACAACGCTTGTCTGACATTGCCAACCTCACCAATCGCAACCTGAATGAAAACATCATGCCCGGTATCCGAACGGGTGCCGTTCAAGCAGGCCAAGCAGGTTCTTCCCGTCAAGGCATTGCTGAAGGTATTGCCGCCCGTGGTGCCTTGGAGCAAACAGCTCGTAGCCAGACTGACTTGCTGGCTAATGCTGAAGCACAGCGTCTGTCTGCCTTACAAGCTGCTGGACAAATGGGTGGAAACCTGTTACAGCAACAAATGGCTCCTGCTACGACCATTGGTGCTATTGGTGCCCAACAGCGTGACATTGAACAACAGAAAATGCAAGAGGGGCTTATGCGTCAGGACGCAGAACTCCAGCGCCTCACCGGCCTTGGCAACATCCAGACACAAGTTACCAACCCCTTCATTGGCCAGAGTGGCATGACAAACACTCCGAATCAGAGCTGGAAAACTGGTGATTGGGCACAGGCCGCCCTCGGTGGTGGCATGGCCATGTTCTCTGACGCAGCCCTTAAAATGGACGTACAGGACACTGGCAAGCACGTTGCGGGTGTTGCTGTCAAGAGCTGGAAGTGGAAGCCTGAAGCGTCCCACCTTGGCCTCGTAGGCCATTCCAGTGGTGTGTTGGCTCAGGACGTAGCAGCTAAGCATCCTGACTGTGTATTGCATAACCTGAAGGGCAGCGGCTACATGGGCGTAGACTATAGCAAACTGGCTTCAAAGGAGTGAAGAATGTACAGCTTAACTGACCTGCTTTCCAACCCCGGCCTTTCTTCGCAAGGCGCTATGTACAAGCCCACCCAATACCAGACGGTTATGACACAAGCACCGCCTGCTATGCAAATGCAAGCCCCACAGCAACAAGAAAGTGGGCAAGGCGCTGGCGCTATGGGCCAGCAGCTTGGGGGCCTCTTGGGGAACCTGAACAAGGCTCCTGCCATTCAAGGCCAAGCCGGCCTCGGTGTATTAAAACCAGAAGTGCTGGCTCAGCAGGCGCAGGCAGGCCCCGCTATGGAAATGGCTGGGGTTAATATGGGAGGCTTGCTGCAAGGTTTGCCTGGTGGAATGGGCGGAGCAGCAGGTGCCGCTGGTGGAGCAGGAGTGGCCGCTGGAGCAGCTGGTGGCCCCATTGGTATGGGTGCCATGATGGCAGCCCCTACCTTGTTAAAGATGTTTGGAGGCAAGTAGTATGGCAGGGATTTGGGACAAATTTAGTGAGCAGTACGACCCACAGATGGTGGGCCTGTCCTTGCTCTCCAGCGTAGGACAGCCCAACACAGGGCAGAACCTTGGAACTGCTTTGCTCATGGGCCGTCAGGCCCGTATGGACGAAGCCATGCAGAGAGCCAACGATGCCGCTGCCAAACGTCAGGAACAAATTGACTTGGCTAAAGGTGGCCTAGAGGAAACTGCGGGAGGTCAATTCCGTAAGGCACAGTCTACAGAAGTGAAGGTGTCCCCCACAGGTGGCATTTACTCTGTGTCCCAAGGTGGCGACCTGACACAGCCCAAGGTGGACACCCTGTACCAGCCCCAGGAGAAGCCCCAAGCTCCACAAAGCCCGTGGAGGCAATATGCTGACCCAGTAAACGGTCAGCAGGGCCTCTACAATGAGATTACAGGCGAATTTAAGGCCATAGGAGCCGCTTCTGGCCCTATGGCTAGTGGAGGTATAGGGGGTGGTGCTGGAGGCTCTAAGGCCGAAAGACAGGCCATACAGACGGCTGTAGGAGCCTCCGGTGAAATGGGCAACCTGCGTTCTATCATCACCAACAAGGAAATGATGCAGGACTTGGGAGGGCCTGTAGACGCTGCCGCTGCCTTCGTGGAGAGCCGTACAGGAGCAGACACCCCACGCTCCCGCGCAAGAGCCTTCCTGGTTTCAGGTATAGGCGACCAAGTGCTGCAAGAGGTAAGTAAGTTGGCTCCTGCCACCCAACAGGACGTACAAAACATCCTGAATTGGCAGGCCCCTCCTCCCGCAGCCGGACAGGGCGCATGGGTGGACTGGTATAACAAACGGGCAAGGGCACTAACGTCCACTCTTTCCCGCAACGCTCCTGAGCTGCTGGATGACCCCTCTGTAGCCCAGTGGGCCACCCCTATTAGCGAAGAAGAAGCTGGCCTTGCTCCGCGAAAAGCCCCCTCCGGTGGCTTCCGCATTATTGACTAATTGAGTGTTCTGAATGCCCATTGTTAAAGTACAAGCCCCAGACGGTAATGTAGTGAAAGTGGAAGCTCCTGAGGGGTACGACCCGAAGGAGCTTATCAGCTATGTAGAGAAAAACTACAAGCCCAAGCCCACCTCCATGCGGGAGGGGGCATTACAAGCCGTAGAATCCGTCCCCGGAGTTGGCCCTACGTTGGCAGCTACAGTGGCTGGAGCAGGCCGCTTTGTTGCTGGCCTGCCACGGGCGGCAACACAGTTTGCTGAAATGGCTTCCTCTCCCTACACAGGACTCCGCCCTGGCACTACAGAGGAAAGGCTTAGACAGAGCGAACTGGGCGAAACCGTTCTCTCCGCAGGTGACATTAAAGGGCCTGTGGAGGAACGCCTTGCCCGGGAGAACAAAGCTGCCACCTTCGTAGGTGAAGTGGCTCCTAGCCTCTTTTTAGGCCCTGCTGGTGTGCCTAAAGCAGCCTCTACGGCTGCCAAGATGGGTGCTGCCGCTATGGGCGGCGCAATCGGTTCACAGGCTAACGTGTACGACTCTCCGGAAGAACGTGCCAAGGCCCTTGCCTTGGGCACTGTAGGCGGTGCTGT